ATTTGAAGAGTTCTTAACAGTTTCTTGTTGTCAAATGCGGCTCCTCCACCTAAAACTACTGAATCCAATGGATTTGGAGACAAGAATACTTTGATTCCAACTTCTTTTTCCATCATGTCAATAAAGTTTCTGATTAGAGAACCTCCACCAGTCATTACAATTCCGTTATCCAAAATATCTGCTGCCAATTCAGGCGGACATTTTTCAAGAACTTCTTTTGTAGAGTTTACAATTTGGAATAGAGAATCTTCGATTGCTTCGTAAATTTCATTTGCATTGACTTCCACAGTATTAGGAATTCCAGTTTCCAAATCTCTACCTTTTATTTCCATAACTTCAGGCGATTGAACTTTTAATGCTGAACCTAATTCTTTTTTTATTTTTAAAACCATACTTCTTGAAAGTCTTGCATATTTAGGCCAAGTAACTGCTGAAATTGCAATTATTGCATTTGTCATACTAGGACCTAAAAGTCCAGCAATGGCTATTGCAAGAATAATACCAGGGAAAGACACCATCATATCAGCAAGTCTCATTATAATAGTATCAACAATTCCACCAAAGTATCCTGCTAAAAGTTGTCCGTATGGTGAGATTCCTTCATGATCGGCAATTGAAGTAATTGGATTGACAATTAGAGAAAGATATTTGTTGGTAATGCTTTTGTTGTATTCATAAGCTACCTGTCCTACTTTTTTGTTATCCCAAAAATGCTCTACGAGTGTAATATCTCCGTCTGTCCATGTCAATTTATACTCTGTTCCGGTACGTTCATTGTTTGTTATTACAATCTTTGTCAGTTCCCCAGCTGTATTATATGTGTAGTTATATTCTGCCCAATATTCAGGTTCTCCTTCATACGGAATTAAGTTTATTTTTTCTGAAACAACTCTATTATTCTGGAGAATAGTTGTTCGGATATCTTTATTTTTGATATTTTCATTCTCATAGAATGTTTGAACGACATTGTCATTACTATAAGCATACTTGCTACTACGTTTTAGGTGGTCGTCAGCAATATATTCAACAGCCTCTATAATTCTTCCTTTTTCATCATACTTAAATTCAAAGTAAGAATTGCTATCGGTCATCTTCAACAACTTCCTGTCGTTCTGTGCACTGATGGTCTGACCAAACACAATGAGGGTAATAAGTAATAAGTAGATTCTCTTCATATACAATATAATCATGAAGAATCATTGCTAACATATTAATATTTCTATATAATTTATACCCAGAAGTCGATTGCTTGATAAGCCAAGCTGTATCCATAATTTTCTCTAAAAATAAACTTTTCTTCATACTACTCCTTACAATTAATTATATTATTAATTCCTAAATATTAAAAAAGGACTACAGGAGATTTCGGTGCGGAGCACAAACTTAATGACGTTAATCATAAATATATAAAAAATCATATGCTGATCTGTGAATGATTTGATATAAAATAACATATACAAAATCGCCGCCTATTCTCCATTTAATAGTTTCTCTTAATTATTACTCTTATTATATATAATACTACTAATACTAATAATAACATATATACATAATACATTTAATATACTAATAGACTATATATAGCTATTAAAGATACTAACTAAATACTAATATAATTATTGATACTATACTAATACATACATATATAATATTATACCGTACATATAACAAAATACATTTATAACTGTTTATATTATACTAATAATGATATATATGATAATACGCTACGCTGACCAAATACATATGATCAGATACATTTAATATGAAAATAGATGAAATTAAGCTATAAATACAGAGTGTTTTTACCTTAGAATCACAAACTTGAAAGTTGTGAAAAATATTAGTTTTTGACTATTTAAAGCGGATTTTAAAGTGTTGCGGACTCAACCTTAAAATAAAGCTGTATATACAAAAAACAGCTATATTTAGCTTATTAACAGCATATACGGAGTGTTGCGGACTCCCCCCACCCCCCAAGGGAGCATACTGTACAGTATAAAGTATCTACAGTATAAAATCACCAGCCCCAAAGGAGCTACCTATATAAGTAATCAGTACATATAGGTAGAATGTATATAGTCTAAACCAACATTGTCATTAAAATAACTGGTGTTGGCGCTCGTGAGGAGACGGCGGACAATATAAAAAAATAATCTTTTATTATTATATATATAGTATATATAAGAGATGAATAAGAACTGTTAAGGGAGCAATTTTTATATACTTCGTTTCTAACCCTAAATAATTTTATTTATCTAAAATTATTAAAAACCTGCGTCACTAGTACGCTTACGACGTTTCATTTAAACTTTTCGGAGTAAGCTATGGTCGAAGAACGCTTTTGAAAAAAGCTCGTATTCATAAATATACACATTCTGTATATTATGTTTTATTGTTTCCTATATATACTGAGACAGACACCAAAATTAAAAAAAGCCAGATATTATCTGACTTTAATTTTTTCTTATTTTTTGATTGAAAAATACCCCTGTCTTACTTTATGCATTAATAATGTATATTTAATTATTTTTACAAAATTGATTAATGATATATCTAACATGAGTAATATACCGGTGAACGAAGTTCACCGCTCCTGAAATTTACACACACAAAACAGTCTTGGATATAAAAATCTAAGGCTGTTTTTTTTATTGCTTGCTATATATATATAATATAATTAAATAAAAAATATTTTTTATTTTTTGATAACTATATACTTAAACAGAGTAATATACCGGTGAACGCAGTTCACCGCTTTCAATAATTTATTATTGATAGCGATAGCTGAACATTAAAAAAATAATTATATAAAAACGGCCCTTCGGGGTCTTTTTTATTTTCTGAAATATTTTTTTAAATTATTAACAACTTGATACTAAACATGAGTAATATACCGGTGAAACGAAGTTTCACCGCTTTGAAATTTAATATAATATATAACGGCCCCGAAATTAATTCGGGGTCTTTTTATTTATATATAATATATATAAAGAATACTAACAAAATGTTGTCCCATTTTATAAATGCTCCAAACTCTTCCTTACGGAATTTTCTGCGGAACTCGAAAAGGATCGTACACGACGAACCATTGACGTTTTATATTTTCTAAGAGAATCTAATAACTATTATTGGGCCCGTTCCCCATTTCGTCTAATATCCATTCTTAACAGTAATGGCTCTTCGTTATTATTATATATAATATTATATATAAAATAACTCGACTAAAATAAACGCAAGGGACTTTTAAATACCTTAGCTAGTAAATGAAATACTAAGATAACGGCGGATCCCAAACAAAAAACCACCTACTTATTAGGAGCTTACTAACTCCTCATACCTTGGTATAATTCTTATTAAATATTATATAATTACATTCCGCTCACATTGTTCGCTTCATTATATATAATACTAATACGAACCGTAAACGGCTTCGTTACGATATATAAAAATTGATTGCGTGCCACGCTTCGCAGGCTCCGCTCGCACACATCGGTATATATTTTCTTGATATATACTGATAGACACACAAACGCATTAGATATATTGTTACGAATTCTAAAGAATGATGTTTCTCTTCGCGGGCTCATCGATAACATTAATCTTCTCAACGAATTCTACATATAACTCACTAACGTTCGTAACCTATCGACACGATCTCTACCATACTATACTATCGTGTCGACTAAAAATTTTAATAGCTGAATAGATTCGCAGCGCTCACTATTCTTCACATTAATAGCTCTCATTAAAATTATATCTAATATAGATTTAAATCATTATAAACATTATTACTATTAAATACTAATAACATTTATAATATCCCACCCTAAAAGTTTTTAATACATTATATGTATATACACATAATAAAAACATTAACTAAAAACATATTATATATTAAACCATAATATCCTAGCCGGCTATTATTATATATACATATCTCTCTTTTAACAAAATACTGACGGCAGAAAATACTTAATATATACTAACGTATATATATAATACCATCGGTCGCTAACGCTCCCTACTATATATATGATATAGATATCCCCGGGCGGAAAATTCTTAAAATGCCTCGGCCACAGTCCTCGGATTTTTTAGCCAGAATTTTCCTTCTTACTGTAAATAAGGATCTACACCGTATTTACTATATACTATTATAGTATAATACGATATACTATATCACGATATACTAAATACTCACCAATCCTTATTGCCTATCTAGCTCCTATAAGATTATATATATACTCACTCACTGCGTTCGTTTCGCTCCCTGCGGTCGCTGACAAATATTATATATGCTCGCTCCCTGCGGTCGCTCGCCCTATATATAATATACAACATATACTCTTACATACGTCGCTTACGCTAGGACACTACAACTCACTCGTCACTAGCGTTCCTCGTTCTTCGGGAATAACTATATACTACATAATAGATACTCCGCTCGCTTCGCTCGCTGCGTTAATACTATTATGATACATATATATAAATAACTAATTACTCTCTTGAGAAGAGAGATAACAGAGAATCTATACATATATAAATATATATAATACATAACTACTCTCTTTAGAAGAGAGATAGCAGAGAATATACTAATAATAAATAATACACATAATTACTTTCTTAAGAAGAAAGTAAACAAAGAATTAACGGCTCGCTTTGCTCGCCTGATACTATAATAATAAATACACAACTACTCTCTTTAGAAGAGAGTACACAGAGAATACATATAAACGCCCTCCGCTCGCTTCGCTCGCTCTCGGGCTTACTATATATAAAATAATATACAGTCGCTCGCTGGCGCTCGCTTATATAATATATATTGGCGATCGGAAACGTAATCGTTCCGATAAAAAAAAGCAGTCACTAAAAAAATTAGCCCCTGCCAAAAGTGTCCAAAAAAATGGACTTTCGCTAAAGCTGACACCCGAATTACGCCATACGTACTGAGGTGGTATGCTTTTCGCGAATTAAATAAAAAAATATACATTTAGCTAATGCTGTAACGACAGTATCACCTAAATGTATATTCAACATAAGAAAAAATAAAGGTTTAGCCTAGAAGAGCAAACCCTGCCCCTCTAGACTAAACCCTATTCTGATGTCTGCATTTGAGATTATAAGCGTCAGACATCGACCGCTTATAAATCTTAGATGTTCATATCTTATTAGCCCGACCAAGAACATCTTTTAAGGGTCGGAATAAGGTTGTCGTCCCACTCGCTCTCGACAACTAGAGCTATATGCTATTAATATTTAATGACGGTAATAGCAAGCGTCCGCACTACTAGGCTCCTTCGCCAGCAGTATTTTCTGTAGCTTGGTCTTTAATGATTTCAATGCCTTCTGCACTATTATCACCATCAGAACCAAAGGATTTCTTAAGCTCGCGTAGTTCATCACTAACGCCAGCTTCTTTCCAGGTTAATTTGGCTTCATTAACTACGACGGCAGTTGCCCCCATAGCTAATTCAGCTGTCTTCTTAACAGCACCAAATAAACCTTTGGCAGATAAGCTTACAGCCCCAATACCGACGTCCTTTGCCGTATTGGTTTGTCTGCCGATAAATTTGGTAGCGGTTTTAGCCCAACCGCTAACCATCGTATTACGTTTAACGCGACTAAACGCGTCGGTAATATCCTTGAGGTGTTCATCTTCCACCTCGACTTTAATGCCACCGTCAATTTCTTCGATGGTGCCATTATATTCAACCTGAATCTTCTCGCTCATATAAGCGATAACTTCAGGATTTCCATGCTTTAACTTAAAGGTAGCCATTTGCTCCTCCTTTATCAATAAAAATAAAGGGGGCTAATGCCCCCCAGATTAGATGAGGTCTTCAGCGGAGACCTCTTCCGCCTTGATTTCGCGAATCAAGTTCAACGTAGCGTTCACGCAAGCCATACGATGCTTGCTGTTTGGAGTGTTTTTAGGTCTGAGAGCTTTAAGCTCATCATTGACCTCAGCCACTTCATAGGCATAGGAGCTTTGTACTCCATATGCCAACTTAATACCGTCTTCAGACACACCGCGGTCAAATTTGACCACGTCGCCAGCTTGGAGTTCTACTCCTTCTGGCACCTCAAGAGCATAGGAATGCTCCTGGGAAAGACGGCTAATGCGAAGCATTACACCTTGTTGCTTAGCGTCTTGAATAGCTAACGCAAGGCGTTTAAACGCTTCACGGTCTTCCTTTTCATCTGCCTGTTTCATAACTGCATCTGCAGTTTTTGCAGGAGAAAGACCTTCTTTTAAATGCTTCATGATAGAATATGTTCTAATAGCTACAGCGTCGGAGGTAATTACCTCAGCTGTAAAGCGATTATAATTCACAGATTTGTTTGCGAACAATTCTACCAATTGTGCCAAGGCATCACAACCTTGACCTACGTAACTTTGACCAGCTACTTCTACGCGATTAGGTTTGGTGTCGCGTACACCATTCTTTCCTGCCACTACGGCAGACATCATTTGAGCCCAACCGTTTTGGTTGGAGCCAAAAAGATAAGCAGTGATTGTAGCGAAAGCTGTTTTAGACATAATAATGTCCTCCTTCTTAAAAGTACTATGGCTTCACGTGCCATAGTGAAAATAAAATCTCCTCTTGCAACACACACTTGCAAGAGATATCAACGCTAGATAAGTCAATGCTCATCTAACGCTCATATCTCCAGCAGACCTAACTACTGGAGAAGAGGAGAAAAGTATGAAAGGAACCTCCACACAGAAGGTCCCATGGAAGATTTCGCCCCGGAGGGCGTCCTCTCCCGTAAGGTATAAAACCTTATATTAACTACCGTAGATGCATATATTGAAGTTGTTATGTATATGTGTCTAATAAAGGGAGGTATTATGAGTACACTGCACCTACGGTAGCTTATATAAAGCTTTATATGAAAATAAATATGACCTTCTATTAATAAGAAGGTCACAGGAGATTTCGCCCCGGAGGGGAAACTTCAGAAGTTAACCCTCCAGCGAAATCATTACACCGCCTAGCGTTTTGCTAGACGATGCTGTAGTACTGCCATCTTGACAGTACTACCAATAAACCAACCTACTAAGAACCAGAAAATTCTGAAAGTCACAGGATTTTCAGAATAAAAATTATTTAACCATTGAATAAAATTACGTTGTAACATGATAATATCCTCCATTAATAGTTAATTAAAATTAACAGTGTAATAACAAAACTAATTACAAAACCTAATTGAAATGCTAGCATCTTATAGACACTGGCACAATCTTCTCTAGCCTTATTAAGACCAATAATAACTTCGTTCATAGAGCACCTCCATTAATCAGCCATACCACAGGAACGATATCCTAGTATTGTACGACTAATAAATTGGAAACCTTGATGTTCTTTTAGAACGCCAAAGATGCCATCTGTGGATTGAACAGAAATAAATTCTCCTACTGGAGATACTAAAGTGTAATTATAAATAGCTTCTACGAACATGATTTTCTCCTCCTACGTAGAATAACAGAATATGAGGACAGATTGCCTCGTGAATAATTTCGGCACGGAGTGCCAGAGAACTTCAACAGGAGTACTATGCCGTAAATGTAGATATAGTATTCCCATAGAAGATTTCGCCCCGGCGGGGGGCTATTCTCCAGTTAATAATTTAATAGTCTCTGGAGATAATTTATGATATGAATATTCTGTACATAAGTACATTGGACGACGTTCGTAAGAGATACACTCTTCTTCGTCATCTTCACTAATATCGGCCCAGGCAGAAATTTTAATAACAGGTTCGCTATCGAGAATTTCTCTACCTAAACTAACGATATCATTTCTGTAATATTTTTTTTCGATGTATTCCAATGCTTTTTCAGAATCAGTAACATCGATAATTTGGTCGGGGAATATCTCCCCGAAGAATATAAATCTCATATATCCTCCTACCGACAATAGTGACGAATATCTTCGCCTTCATACCGGAAACTAAATACAAATTGTTTAATATCGATATGGCGGTCATATTTACTAGCCACAGCGATAAGTTCCTCTAAAGAAGAGCTTAAATAACATCGCTCTTCCTTAAAAGGAAAATCACCTTTTACGTGGTAGAAGTATAATACTTCGCCTACAGTAAAAGGTTTTTTATTAACCCAGCATAATTTCGGACGCCAAGCCTCCTTCTTATTACTAGGTATAACAATACGCCACACGAAAGTATCGTTTTTACCTCCGTGTGACAATTCAATGTTTTTAAGAGGCATAATTATATACCTCCTCTGCACCAGCTAATGTTCTAACAGCATCGCCGACACTAAAACCTTTAACGCCACTCATGGCGAAAAAGCTGAGTGTATTGCTATTAATTTGATAGCAAACAACTTTGTCCGCCACTCCATTCTTAATAGCTAATACATTAATATATTCGCACAACATACGTGCAAAATCTACAGTAGTACATTCGATAGTCATCTTCATAGTTTTTTCTCCTCCTATGAATGAATAAAGTACAGAGGGATAAAATACCCTCATAAATAATTTCGCCCCGGCGGGGCAGAGTACACACTAGTAAACTACTACCGCCGGATCGGCTAAATAACACAAGAAAAAATATATTCCGCAGTAAAGACCTTAAGGGACACTGCCGAAATTAAGACAAAGGTGACAGGTGAGTATTCGACGACCAGAGACGCAGCAACCTAAGCGATAGCGAAATGTTGCAAGCGTCGGAAGTCGAATACGGTGCCGCCCTCTCTTATTAGTATTATAGTATTAATTAACATACTATATTAAATACCAATAAGGGCGGACACCTGTCACCGAACAATATAAATAAAAAATTAAGCTTTAGCTATAGATAATATAATAATACCTACAACTAAAGCTTAATACATTACATAAGAGCTAATACTGCTCTCTTACGAGAAATCTTATTAGCTCTTTTTAATAACTCACACCATTCTTCTGGCATGATATTTTCTGTAAGACACCATATATTACCGTCTGCCTCTTTGAAACAAACGTCGATGCCATTACCGTAATCCATAACGTCTATAATCTCAACGTTACGAATACCACGAGAAATAAGACCTAAGTTTAATGCGATAATAGAAACTGTATTCATGATAATACCTCCTGTGAATACAAATACAAAAATAAGGGCAAATTACCCTCATAGAAGATTTCGGCACGGAGTGCCAAATACTAATAAATAACAAACAACTTATATAGGACTTGCCCCGCAGGGGACTCTCCGTCAGGAGGCCCCCGGCAGGGATAATTTCCGTTAGGAAATTTCTCTTAATAATCCTATATAAGTATAAGTAGAAAATATTGGGCCATCGCTCTGCTAAGCAACTTCTTTGAATAATGCTAGAGAGGAGGACCCGAAGGGTAAATTAATCTAATACTGTAAGCATTAACGCTACAGATTTAATTTCCTTACCCTTTTTCTCGAATTCATTAAAGCACATATTGTTAATATGTACTTTAACATTAACAGATCCGTAAGTATTAATAATTGTCTTACGGATATCACTATGAAGATCAACTGCACACAATTGTGCATAACCTTCTCCCTTCAAAGATTTAACGTAAATACCATCAGATGGTGCATTACCATCCAAACCACGGCAAATACGTTTTTCTTTGTCTTTCGCTACAGAACCTTCCATAAGGAAAAATTCTTCGTAGCGAAGAACTCCACCATCATTATCTTCATCACGAAAGCCTTGAGCAATCGCGATATTCTTTGCAGCATTTGCAAAGTCTTTAGACTTCATTAATAGCTGCTTCTTAGGATGGTCAAGTTCCATACCATCGAGTGGTGTCACTATAATATATAGTGACCCGTTTTCTCTGACGAATAGTTCATAGGACCCGTTTACTGTAGGGTCACAGAAGAGATATTCGTCAGAAGAAAGGCCTTTGTTGAAGAAGACATATTCGCCTTCTTCGTCATTAATGCCTGTAGCAGGATGATATACATCTGCTGCTCCTTTGAATCTTGGAGTCACTTCAACAACTCGCAAGGACTCTAATTGTTTCTCTTCAGAAGCATGATCCCATGCATAATGCACTAGATCCTTCTTAAGACAAACAGACCCATAAATAAAACCTTGTTTACGAGCTTCTTCGTAAACATTAGTTTTATCTGGATTAATATCCATGCCCCAGATAAGCATGTTGCGAACATAATTCGTAATTTTGCTCATAGGAGAGCTCATTAGCTCTCCCTTGATATTCTCATTTGAAGACTTGCGAATGTCTTCAATGAGTTCGTTAATGTAACCAGTAATGCCTTTAGCAGTACTAGTCTCTTTCTTTAAATTGATGCCGTAAGCATCTACAGTAGCTTTAAGTTGTTCAAGAGCTACTTGTGCAACTTCATTCTGGATTTGATAAAGACCAGAGTCAATACCAAGAGATTTTTGTTGTTGTTGTTTGCTTTGAGTTTTCATTTTACTTTTCTCCTTTTAAATACTCTCTGCGAATCTTAACAGCATCACTTAAATTAAGTGTGCCGTTATCAATATCCAGTTCGATGCATGCATATTGTTTTCTACGCATAGAATGGATGCCTTTAAGCATATTATCAATTGGATCAAAAGCTGTGCCAGGGCCAGCCTTTGCCATATCGATAATATGACCTATAATACTTGGTGCAATAATTAAAATATCGACCAAGAAGTTTAGAATGGACTTATCGTCCATATTGGATGCTATGAAGTTTTCATACATAGCTTTCACAACATCCGTACAGCATTCATCTTCATGAATATCTGTATTAGCCTCGAAATGGCGTTCATATGCTGCTTTAGACACATCAACAACCAGATCTAAATTTTTGCGAATAATATCGCAAGATTTATGGAACACGATTGTTCCTCGTGTTCCAACGATTTCGAGAACGAGGGAAGACTTATTAACGTACTTCCCGACGTTCATGTCAGTCAAGCCTGACACGAACACGTTCTCAATAAACTCAGCATAACTTGCTGCTTCAAGCAAACCTTGAGTAGCCGTTTCAGACTTGATCCCGACCATATAATGGACTTTGCCATCATATAGATCTGCATCTGTACCAACAAGCCATAAGTGCTTGTCGGTATCATGGTCCGACCCACCTTGACTCATTTTGAAGAATTCAGAGCCTGTGCAAATGAATCCAGAAATTGGAATCATTTTAAGCTCATCTAGAGCAGCGTCGACCAATCCTTTAGCAAGTTCCTCAATGTTTTGTTTTACGCCTTTGGATGCTAAATGTTCCATAGCGTCCTTTACGTATTCGTTATATCTACTATTAAGTAGATTAACGAAATATTGTGCTGGATATATCACAGCATTATAAGACTCCCCTGCATGAGGGAATCTGATACCTTCGGTCTTAATACCTAGGCCAAGGTTGAGACAGAGATCAAGAAGTTCTCTGTCAGATTTTGCGTCGACAAGTTCTGCTTTAATTTCAGCAGAAACTTCATTGCCGACAGCATCGATTGCTCGATATCCGCATTTCTTTAAAATGCGAAGAAATTTAGTATTAGATACACCAATTTGATGCTCCTCTACTAATTTCTTATCAGAGAATTTCAATACTGGGTCTACCTCAGCGGTAGCCATAAAGCTACCGCATTTAGAATCCCACTTAGAATTCTCGATCATTTTATTGATAGCCTCCACTATATTTTTAGTGAAAGATATGCCAATTTGTGCATCTTCTTTTAAAAGTTCTGGCATTAATGCTACGGCTCTATCAACTTCAGAGCCATGATAATTACCGCAAAAATGGTTTTTGATCTTTGCAGTAATTTCTTTCTTAGCTACTTGAGCGATATACGCTCTATTTAATTTTTTATTCATGCTTATTTTCTCCTCTCATGAATAATATTAAAATACTACACAACATATTGACAGTGCTGTGTAGAAATTCTTCCTTTGGTCTCGTGGAAGAATTGTAATATACGCCATTCCCAGGCCTTGCTGGATGGCGTTAACTCTGGCACACGTTTCATGCCATTCTCATCAGTAATAGCAAGAAGACGACCAGAAGGATTGCCAAAGATGGCAACATTATAATTGCCTTTCTTATAACAATCCGCAAAACGTTCAGCATGGATAACACCATCTTCCATGCTGTAAATCATAATTTTATCCATGGCTAAGAAAGCCTGTTTCCAGGCTTCCATAGACTTGTCATGGAGTGGTTGGCTACCAACTTTAATGCTTAATGCTGTAATTCGCATTTGATGGTAGCTTGGCTTAGCCATTGGCATACCGTATGCATCACAAAACCACTCATGATGGTGGTATGCCATACCATCATAGCTATCGCCGAATTCAGTTGAATCTAATTTCGGCACAACTGCAATACAGTCCTTGCTTAAATCAAATCCAATTGTCTGAGCTGGTGCCGCAAACAACCCAACATATGTGTTAAGTTTTTGTGCCTTACCAGGAGATAAAGCAATTTGCTCGAAGCCTTGTGCACAAAGAGCCTGTACACGGGCTTCGAACTTTTCTCTGCAACTTTCAAATACCATGACCAACATCATTTGTCGGATCATTGATGGTGAAAGTTGTAAGGCGTTAAGATATTTCAATAGGACATGTTCTTTTGTCATATCAAGAATATCTTTTATATCCTCGACCTCTTTTAAATGAGAGAAGTCGAGCTTACAAATGCCGGGGATATAATTTGGTGTATTAACATACACCTTGTTTACCCAGCGAATTCCATCGCTAGGGCCATCTAAACAGATGACCCCGTTTGCAACGGACGCTGTAGTGGTATCCCCACTCTCGAGGATACCACTAACCGGCAAACTGGAAACGCTCACATGCGCTAATGGCACGCGAGCTTTACCCTTCAATTCGAAAGTAAACGAACTGATGTTCGCCGTTTCGAATTGTTGAAGGGCCCCGAGATCTTCCATATAATTGTGATGGATGATCTTTGCTGCTTCTTGAGCAGCTTTTTGTTTTATTAAATTTCTAATACTCATGTTTTCCTCCTCTATAAGTATTAAAAACAAAAATAGTTTAACGCCATTTCGGACAATATATATAACAGACTATTTTATTTGCTTTAAGTCTGTTATGTGTTCAAAACAAGAATCTGGAGCGTGATTTTCACGCATCCAGGCTTTGGCTTGTTCTAAGCCATTAAAGCCCTTAAATTTTGCTTTCTTGCCTTTTGTTAAGGCTTCACACTGTTTCCAAGTGAGCACAAACCCACAGAAGTTTGCAGTAATAACTGCATAAAAATTAAACTTCTGGCCTTTCGGTCTTTGGAACTCACCGTTAAGAGTTGCGACGAATTTTTTAATTTTGGTATATCTGGACCAAAACAATTTTTCGTCTTGATCCATTGGACCAGCCACGGCGACAGTTTCTCCATTTTTAAGAGACCTAACTTCATAAAAGTCTGGATTAATTTCGTTCTCGACGGCAATGGTATTGAATCCCTTGCCATTGTAGTAAGCAGAAGCTGCTTCTACAAACTTACAAGCAGTTCGCTTGTCTGTTGTAATAACTTTTTCAAAAGATTTCATGTTAATTACATTAATAAATACTACATTAGTCATGATGACCTCCCTTGGGGTGCGCCCCCCCCAAAAACCCCTAATAAAAAATAAAAAA